AGAACAGGAGAACTATACACTACTTGATTTGTTGTAGTGTTTGAATTAAAAGACATTATTAAACGAATCGAGTCCAGTATGGTTCCGCCATACCAGTTACTAATCCTTGACCGACTACAACGGACCGTAGCGGGTTAAGGTCAAGGAAATTAGTCAGAGATCCGACATTGAGGTGTCTCTGACCTATGATAGTTAAGGTGTAATCCTTCTACTATAATAAAAAAGGAGGCTAATGCCTCCTTTCCAATATCATGAGGATTTAATTTACTTACCAATACGCTTTACTGCAGCGTGAGACTTGGCAAGAATATCACCTTTTAGAGGTACAAATCCAAGGGAAGGAGCTTTTGCTTGAGCTTTATCACTAAGAAGATAGTTTAGTGATTCTTTTATGGCTTTTGTTTTAGAGCCATTACCAGTTTCATAAGCAAGGATCCAAGTTAAAGTAGCAATTGGATATGCCCCACTAGCTGTTGGATTAGGATTCTTTCCTGCGAGGTTTTGATCCAAGCTGATGCCATTTAGAGCCTTTGCACCAGTCTCCATGCTTGGCTTTAAAAACTCACCAGACAAATTTTGCAAAGCAGCAGCTCTTATATTATCTTTGATATACGACTGATTAACATAGCCAATTGCACCAGGTGTCTTTCTAATAACACCAGCAACTCCTGCATTACCTTTTCCACCAACACCTGCTGGCCATGCAACGGATTTACCTGTCCCTAAAGTCCATTCTTTTGAAAAAGCTTCCATTGAATTTGTAAAAGCTTTTGTTGTTCCAGATCCATCTGAGCGGTGTGCCCAAGTAAGTTTTTGATCAGGGCATCCAAGCTCGCTCCAATTATTGATTTTACCCATTGCTACTCGAACTGCTTCTCTCTGAGTGAGCTTGAGTTCGCAATTAGGATTGTTATATCCAAAAGCGATAGTACCTCCCACCATTGGGATCTGAACTAATCCTCGTTTAACTTTTGCAATATCAGTAGATTTCATGGGATCATCTGATGCTCCAAAATCAACGGTTTCATCAATGAAAGCTTTTCGTCCAGAGCCAGAGCCAACAGCTTGGTAGTTAACCTTGGGACCACCTTCTTTAGCTAAATCAGAAAACCAACGAGTGTAGATTTTAGCGGGGAAGGATGCACCTGCTCCACTCAACCTGATGCCTGAAGTGGAGTCAGATGATCCACATGCAACGAGAGTAGCTCCAATTATGCCTGTAGAGGCTACTACCCATAGTTTCTTAAAGTGTTTCACTTAGAAAGTATACTTAATTCCTAACTTTGTACCATATGTATTATCAGAATCTTCTACAGCTGCAAAAGATACTTCACCATTGAGTTTAATTTTATCTGTAACTGAGAGCTTAGCACCAAGCTTGCCAGAGAAATTAGACTCTGAATCAACGCCATCAGCAGCATTAATTGTCTTACCGCCTTGGATATAGTATGCAAGATCGTTAAGTTTGTTTTCATAACCTACATGTAGATCTGTAGCTCTAGACTTATAATCTGAACCTGTGTACTTAGCTTTGGTTTCTACGTTAACATAAGGTCCAGCCATTGCAGGTGTAGAAACAAGAGTGGTTGCTAGGACAAGTGCAAGTTTTTTCATTTTAATTAAATTAAGATTTAGTTGTTTTAGTGTAAATTACACCACGATACTTTAGTTTTACAGTCATTGTAAATCTCCAGTACCTAGACCCCGTTCCATGCCTAGGCTTCATGCGTCCACAAAGATGGATGAACGGACGTGATGTTATTTTTTAGTTCCTTTTTTAGGAGGACGACCTTTTTTGGTACCATAAGTACCTTTACCTTGTGGCATTATTATCCTATAGGTTGTGGTGTAGCTGCTAAATCAAGTGGGAAGTTATGTGCATTACGTTCATGCATTACTTCCATACCTAAATCAGCTCTATTCAATACGTCAGCCCATGTTGGTACCACTGTACCTTTACTATCTACGACGGATTGGTTGAAGTTGAACCCGTTGAGATTAAAAGCCATAGTGGAGACTCCCATAGAGGTAAGCCATATGCAAGTGACGGGCCAAGCAGCCAAGAAGAAATGTAGACTGCGACTATTATTAAAAGAAGCGTACTGGAATATGAGTCTTCCAAAGTAGCCATGAGCCGCAACAATATTATACGTCTCCTCCTCTTGACCGAACTTGTAGCCATAATTTAAAGATTCCTGTTCAGTCGTTTCTTTAATAAGTGAAGAAGTAACAAGGCTTCCATGCATAGCAGCAAATAAAGCTCCACCAAATACCCCTGCTACTCCTAACATATGGAAAGGATGCATAAGAATATTGTGTTCAGCTTGAAAGACAAACATGAAATTGAAAGTACCAGCAATACCTAGAGGCATACCATCACTGAAGCTTCCTTGTCCAAAAGGATACACAAGGAATACTGCAAAGGCAGCAGCTACTGGTGCTGAATAAGCTATACAAATCCATGGTCGCATTCCTAGTCGATAACTAAGTTCCCATTGCCGTCCCAAGTAAGCTGAGATACCGATGAGAAAGTGGAATACAATGAGTTGATATGGTCCACCGTTATACAACCATTCGTCGATGGTTGCAGCTTCCCAGATTGGGTAGAAGTGAAGACCGATTGCGTTAGAGCTTGGTACGATCGCTCCTGAGATGATGTTGTTTCCATATAAAAGTGAGCCTGCAACTGGTTCACGTATCCCATCAATATCTACAGGTGGTGCAGCGACAAATGCTATAAGGAAGCATATCACTGCTGTTAAGAGTGCAGGGATCATAAGCACACCAAACCAACCAACATATAGTCGGTTGTTGGTGCTAGTAACCCAGTCACAAAAGCTATTCCAGTTAGTTGGTTTAGTTAATGTGGCTGTTGTCATTTAAAAAATTCCTGGTATAATTTGTCCAGTTGTTATATAGGCACCTAGTGCAGCAATGATACCAATCATAGCAGCTCTGCCATTTGTCTCTTCAGCATCGTGAAGGAGGATTTCTTGTTCTTCTTTAGACATAATAGTAGGTGAAGGTTCGTGGGGAAAAATGTTTTGTTTACCGTATTCTGTTATAACAGTCATTAATTGATCAACAATGTAATGGCGGCGAGGATGATAAGTCAGGTCGCCACGGTTACTTAGAATTGAACATTATCAGATCGTTCTAATTTATTAATAACATCTTGTCTATAAGCTGGATCATTATCATAACGTGGATCACTCATAGCTCTTACTAATTCAGCTTGACTTCTAAAGACATCACCAGATGATTTAGGAGCTTTACCAGATAACATTCTACCTTCATATCCATTAGCATTTTCATACTGAGCTTTTAATCCAGTCACTGCTAATTTAATAGCACCTAATTTACCAGAAGCTATCACTTCATCAAAGGCTTCTATATCTTCTTTAGGTAGATTAGAATCTGCCCATGACATAACCTTTTTATATTCAGCATCACCACCTGTTATATTTTGAACTGTTGCTATTTCTTTTTCAGTTAAATCAACAGGTTCTGGAGTTTGAGGAGTATCTTGTTTAGCATTCTTCTGTACTTCAAGATAAGCATTAAGTAATTCCTTACTATCTAAACCGTTAAGTTTTTCAATAGTTTCAGGTTTTAAACTTTGTTCATTATCCCAGTACTCAGCAGCTGCTTCATTAATTAATGTAACTGCTTCAGAAACTTCTTCAGTTTCTTCCTCTTTTTCTTCCGTTTTTTCTCCGTCAGTAGTCTCGGAGTCCCCAGCATCTCCGCTATCTTCAGTACCTTTCTCTCCAAGTTTTTTTTGAAGTTCAACATAAGCTTTTTCTAATTCTTCTGCATCTTTATATTTACCAGCAAGTAATTGTTCTTGTTGCTGTTCTAATGCTTCACCAACCTTCAGAGCTTCTTGTTCTTCTGTAGTTAAACTCTCTGTATCAGTTGTTGTATCAGTTGTATTTTGATATGTTAATGTTTCTGCCATTATTCAGTAGGTGGTTCTTCTTGAGGTAATAGTTGTGGGTTTTTACTAGGATCAACTAATGGAGCATTAGCCATTTGACCAGCTTGATCTAATAATGCTTGTTGTTGTTGAGCTTGTTGTGCAGCTTGCTGTTCTTGTTGTAATTGTTGTTCAGTCTTAACAAGGTTTAATACATCTATACCTTGAGCTGCTGCTAATCTCTTGATTGCTTCTGATGCATTAATAAATCTCATCAATGCTTCTGGACCTAGTGTTTGTGCAATGGTTGTGATAAATGCTGTTAAGCTTTCTCTATCTTGACCACGACCTAATGCATTAACACCTGCAACT